GAATTATATATATTGTAAAACTCATATTATCGTAACAATATATATTATTTGCGTTAAATCACTTAAAAAGTATTTATTTAGATATAGTATAATAAGATGCCCAAGAAAACATCCACTAAGACTGCTACTGAGACCGAACAGGTCGTTGCCCCCGTTACTACTCCCGTCGTTGAGACTGCCCCCGTTGATAAGGCCCCTAAGGCTAAGAAGCCTAAGGCTTCTGCTAAGGTTGAGACCGCCCCTGTCGCGGTTTCTGCTGTTGAGGTTACTACCCCTGTTGCTGAGGCTGAGGCTCCTGCTCATACTGATGTTGAGGCCGTTATTGCCGAGCAATCAACTGAGTTCCACACTAAGCTTAATCAGCTCAGTAATATGATTGCTTCTTTGAAGAGCGAGTATCGTTCTCTTGAGAAGAAGTGGTCTAAGGAGCTCAAGGCTTCTCAGAAGCTTAATACTAAGAGAAAGAGAAAGGCTGGAAACAGAGCTCCCTCTGGTTTCGTTAAGCCCACTCGTATTTCTGACGAACTTGCTTCTTTCCTAGGAAAGGAGAAGGGAACTCAAATGGCTAGAACTGAGGTTACTCGTGAGATTAACACTTACATCAGATCTAATACTCTCCAGGATAAGGAGAATGGTCGTAAGATCAACCCCGATTCTAAACTTGCTGCTTTGTTGAAGTTGAAGAAGACTGATGAGCTCACTTATTTCAATCTCCAGAGATACATGAGTCCTCACTTTGCTAAGGCTTCTAAGGATGCCAGTGCTTAAATCTACTTTTTAGAAAAGTGTCAGCAAAATAAATAAAAATAAAGAAAAATAAAAATTTACTATACTTTTAAAAAAGTATATAAAAAGGCAACTTGTCCGAGTGGTTAAGGAGACAGACTTGAAATCTGTTGTGAAATTCGCGCGTAGGTTCAAATCCTGCAGTTGTCGTTTATAAAAATATATAGCCTATTTTAGGTTATATATTTTTTATTTTATTAAATTACAACGAACATGTTCAATATGTTTTTCTATCTTTTTCCATTCAAATTTCTCTTCATATTCTTTTGAAGACTCTTGTGTATATGGTTTTCTTACATTATAACCAGATTCAACATTCCATATAAACATTTTAATAGTGTCCTTATTTATAAATGTAAGTTTATTTAAAATACTTAACATATATGGGTATGGATGAAAATCAATTGCTTCAACTAGAATTTCCATATTTTTCTCTATTTTTGAATAATTAATTTGTTTATATTCTGTTTTTTCCATTTTGGTTGGATTCATTCTATAATAATCAATTGCTACCTTTAACATTTGTATATCTCCTTTAAGTCCACCATATTCACTACGATAATATAATGATAATAACTGACTACCATTTGGAACAAATTGTAGAGATTCGTGTGTAAAAGCATAGTTTATTTCATTTTGAACATAAGGAAAGTATGTTTTACAATTACACAATGAATTTACTATATTTAATAATATATCAATATCTCTATTTGACAAAGATCCATAAGCTTTATCAGCAATCATTAACCATACTACAATAGAATATGAATCCATTAAACAGACATCTTCAATATATATTATGGGTAATCTTCTTAAAAGTTCCATTGGAGCAACTTGTATAAGAGCAAGAGCAGATTGAATAGCTATTTGATTATCACATCTTCTAATTGCTTTCTGTAGATTTGATTTTAAAAGAGGAACATTAAATCTACAATCTATTATTGGAATATCTAAATTTGTAACATTATCTTCATTAGGTTTTCTATAAAATAACTTAAAATTCGGTTTGCTTATTATAAATATGTCTGTAGGTTGTGGTTTTGTCTCAAAAAATGCTTTATAGTTTAAAGGATCATAAATAAAGCATTTTTTATTTCGTTCATCGTATTTTGGTATTATTTTGAAATAATTGTCTAGTTTTGATTGATTCATTTTAGTTTAAATATTATATACAACATTTAATAGTTTATTTCAATTTTTTGTATTATTATCATTTATACTTATTGTAAAATAGAATTTAAAATTAAAAAAAATAGAATTTAAAAATAGAATAAAATATTTAGAATTTATATAATAAGATGAACGTTTCATTAACAAACGATTTAGGTGATTTAAATTATAATTTTGAAAACCTTAGAAGACTTCTTAACCCTTGTGGAATGATTGTAAATTTTTCTGGAGATAATTCTCCTAATGGATGGTTAATATGCGATGGTAGTGAAGTAAGTAAAACAACATATTCTGATTTATTTTCTGTTATAGGAACTAAATATGGTTCAGCATCTGATAGTAATAATTTTAAATTACCAGATTTGAGAGAACGTATTCCAGTTGGTTTCAAATCAGGAACAAATAATTTAGGAAATACTGGAGGTAATAGTTCAGTTACTTTAACTACAAATCAAATACCTTCACATACACATACAGGCACAACAGATTCAAATGGATCACATAATCATACAGCAAGTGATTCAGGACATAGTCACTCATACGATGATGCGTATTTTGCTGAAAATCTAGGTGGTGGGGGAAATAATGTTTTCGGAACTAATGCTGCGACTGATAATGATAATAGTTATAGATACAGACCTTCACCTACAACATATAATGGATTTGCTAATATTACTGTCTCAAATAATGGTTCACATACACACACATTTACAACTGATTCAACTGGCGGAGGACAATCAGTTGACATAAGAAATAAATTTATCGTATTAAATTATATTATTAAACATTAAAATAATTTCATTAGTTTGTTCAACGTTTAAACTATTGAAGGAAATAAAAACCCATCATTTCTAAGAATTTTTGTTATATCATCCCATAAAATAGGGCCATTTATTATTTTAATATGATCAACAAATTCCATATTACAATATTTTAAATCAAATAAATCATATATATTTTTTAATAATTCATAATCTACAATATAATTTGTATTTTTTAATAGCCATTCATAAAAATTTGTCTCCTCATTTTGTTTTTTATATTTATAAAATAATTTAAGCGTTTGTTGTAGATTATGTATATTTTTATTTACATCATTATACATATTATAATCTGTACCAGATATGACACATATTTCACGTAATTCTTGTTGAGTTATTTGAAGTTTATCTAATATTTCTTTAATATCATATAAAACAATTGTGTGATTTAATAAACTAATATATCGTATTACACGATGACATCCATATACAAACATATCCATATCTTCACTTAAACAAGCCCACACCTTATTCTTTAAAACAAGTTGAGCGCATAATTCATCTGCTTCACCATGTGCGTCATAATATGTAGCACCATATGATCTAATTAAATCTTTAACTTCATCTATCTTCTCTCTAGTTATATATACAAATTGTTTTTTTAATACATCCATATTACTTATTATTTCTTGTTTATCTGCTTCATCAATATCATTATTTTCATTAAGCACTTTTTTCAATTTATTATATTGTTTTTCAGCTTCTTTTTTATCTGCCCTGCGCTTTTCTAATAGTGCCTTTTTTTCAGTAGGTGATTTACCATCAAAAATAAATATTGGTATTATTTTATAATGTCTAAAAATAGATAACATTAAATAAATATTTTCAATTAATGATCCTTCAGATGCGTATTTATACATATATATGCTAATATCAATAGCAATTTTTTTTCCAGACAATTCGGAAACATGACCCAATCTTATTGAGTTCTTCGCGTTGTCTTTTAAAAACTTATTTAAATTCTTAATGCCCATAAAGTTATTTTAAGTGTTATTTATGGCTTTAATAATAGATTATTAATAATATTCAATTTTATTATTAATAAAAATAAAAATAAAAAAATTGAGAAAAATAACAAAAAATTTTAAAAAAAATAAAAATTAAAAACTAAAATTTTTAAAAAAAATAAAAATGTTATCCTAACTCGCAAATACTCATTCTCAAATTTGATAAAATATATGTTAAATCTGATTTTTTCCCTTTTCTTTGTACATGATCTAAAAAACTTTGCGTCTCAGAGATATTTTCTATCATACTAGCTGTTTTATAATTATTCTTTATAAATTGGCAATATTCTTCTTGATTTAAAGATGTCTTTTTAAATTGAATTAGTGAATCATTATTTAAATTGCACCAATTTAAAAATCCTTGATAATTATTTATTAAAACAGCTTTAATAACATAATAAGAGAGAACATTTGTTTTTTCTTTATATAAATTCTCTCTATTAACCTTACTACGTTCTGTTTTCGAATATAGATCCTTATAAGTTAAACCCATAAAATCAAGCGCTTTTACTAATTGAAAGTAACTATATGTTCTTTCAAAGTTAATAAAGAATTCACTATTAGAGAGAAATTGATCTTCATCCCTCTTATCTTTTAATATATAAAAGCTACAGAATAGTGCATTCATTATTTCAGCCCAAAATTCTGTATAAGATTCATACAGATTTACATTTGATTTAACCTTAAATAAGTCTAAAATGCATTTATGAGCATCGCTATTATTCATATCTGAAAAATCTAGTCCAAAATTATGAAATGTTTCATGAATAAAAACCTTAAACCATTCTTCTTTTCTAAATACAACTATTTCTGAATCTTTTGGACATGTTGTGGTAAATGCTGTATTAACATTGATTTCATTTAATACTTCTATATTTGAACTTGGTAAAACCTTTTCGAGAGAAGTAAAATATAAATAAACAACTAATGAATTCGAACAACTTTTTGAAGCATAATTACTTAATATATATATCCACATGTAAATAGCATCAACATATTTATTGTATAGATCTATATCAGGATTGTCTTCTTCTGTTATAAAATGTATTTTTATATTTCGACCGTAGAGAGAAAAAATATAAGTTAATTCTGTTAATGACATATTATCAATATGTTTTCTCACAATTTCAGGAAAACTATTTGCACCAAAATTTTTTGGTTTTATTATTTGACTTGGATTGTTTATTTTTTTTATATGAAATCTATAATAATTTTGAGTTTTTGATAAACTTTTAATATTATTTAA